GCGCGAGGGGGCGTGCCCCCTACCAAGCAGAGCACGAATGTGCGGCAGCGTAGGTGCATCTAAGTGAGATGAACTTTGGTACCCATCGGTTGGGGTAGCCGGAACGGCGAGGGGGAACCCCTACCAAGCGGAGCGAAGGTGCCTTACTCCCCGGAGGGGGTGCTTTTAGTTTCACCCTGATCAACACATTTACCGCTTGTTTTGTTGATCTGTGGGCTTATCTGTATCAGTAGAGGTGCCAGTCTATAGCCAGCAAGCCCGCATTCCTTTTTGCTGCTGTAGCCCTTTATTTCGACTACCTGACTAGTTCCGTCATTGGCCACGATCGTTAGCATTAGCGCCCAAGCTGTTGCTCCAACTGTTCCCATGGCCATGCAGCTTCCTCGGTCGAAATTTCCTGGCCGCGCAGCGGGCAGGGTCCACCATCTCTAATGGTGGACTCTTGTCTCATGGTGAGAATAATTGATCGTTTTTTGCTCAATCAACACGGTGCGTTATCGCACCTGAAGCGCTTACTTCAAGTGAGCTGATCACCTTTTCTAAAAAGGCGTGCACAAGCTCCGAATCCTTCATTGGTTGCATGCCGCGTTTAACCAATTCTTTATTGATTTCAACGGCTTTCCTTCGCAGAGCTTCCTGCTCTGCGTTCGTCAAGCGGATGTTAGTCGGCATGTCTGCTCTCATTCGGTTTTCCTCAATATGCATGTGTGCATGTTATTAGTGTTGACGTGTGCAGGTTCACGAGTCTACATTTCGCGCAAATGTTATTTGTGTGCATGCATCCAATGCTTGATCGAATCCACATGTTCATCCCGTTTCTCGACGATGCCACCAACACGATTGGCACCGTTGAGCACCCGTTCAAGGTTGTTGACCTTGAATCGCTCGGCATTGCAATGCGTGCTGCTGGTGGTGTGACTCGGCGCGATGACGGTGGTTTCGACTGTGAAGACCTTTCACATGCTTGGGAGTCTTTGCCATCCAGCTACACGCCGCTGGCCTTCAAGGTTTTCCATCAGAGTCTAGGCAAACGCTTGATGCCCGGCGTTGAGCTAAAAGCCAGCCCGGCAAAGTTGCTCCAGGGCCATAACGTATTCGGCCCGACCTCGATCCGTAGCGGGGCAGAGGTAATGCTCAAGTGGCTTGCCGGTACTTATCCTCTGCTCTGGGCGCGGCTGGATTTCAAGGCCATTGAGGTCTACGCCCTCGACTGCACTTACTCGGCCCGTATGCCAAACGAGCAGACCGCCCGACAGGTGATCGACTTTATGCGCGGCGTCAGCAATGGCCAGACCCGCAACCGTGGCGACAACTACGAAACGACTGCTTATTGGGGCGCTAAAGACGGGCGTCTTCGTAAGATCAAGGCCTATCTCAAAGGCCCGGAATTTGCCGGCCAGCTCGATGAAATCCGCAAGGCTGCCCGTGGTGCATCTGGTGACCCTGAGCGCCGCCATGACCTCGATAACGCCCACGTTCGCGAGTTCAAGATTCACCGGCGCAACGCCCGTGCGCCCATGTCCATTCTCTCCGCTGCTCGCACCTTGCGAGTGATGGAAGACCCCCGGCTCCAGGAGTTTGCAAAGCTGCTTCTCCGTATGGAGGCAACTGTCATGCACCGCTGGCTTGAGCGTCGGGATTTGCCGACTCACCTGTGGCCGTTGTGTGACCACCAAGAAGCGCTGGCAAAGGAGGATCGCTGTTTTATCCAGGAGTGCTTTAGCGCTGTTACTGCTGAGCTGTTCGCGGCCTTTGAAGGTATGACGATGAAACGAATTGACGACGATAAGGTGCTGGCCGCACTGATTGAGAAGTACACCAAAGTAGGGAAGGGCAGATGGACTCCGGCCAAAGCCGACAAGGCTACAGGCTCCATCATTCCTCGCCTTTTCATCCCTGGAAAATCCAGCGACTCCCACGCCCGGAACCTGTTCCGCACGTACCGCAGCATCAAGGATTACGGCTGGGAAGAGACTATGAATTCAATGTCTCGCGCGACGTTCTATCGCCACATTGCTGACATTGAGGCATGCGGCCTTTCCAAGGCCATGCTGCAGAACCTCGCCGAGCACGACAACGTGCGCAACGTTGTTCCGGTGCTCCAGCTGATCCACATCGACTTCGCCAGCCAGCGCCCTGACTGGTACGTCGAACCGTGCGTGGAGGCTGCTTGATGGCTATTCAGATCATCACCGTTAAGCCTGGTGACGGCATGAAGCTGATTCGTATCAGCCGCCTCATCGGCTCCCAGGTTTGCAAGCTCAAGGGCCACCGCTACCACTACGCCAACGGCTGCTACGACAGCTGGAAGGCTTACGCCTGCATTCGTTGTAACGAACTGGATAAGCCTCTGGATAGCCTCGAGCCATTCCCGCTCGATGAATACGAAAGCTGGCATGAGGTGTATGAGGGCGAGCGCCTTTATCACCTCGATACCCGCTGGTTTTCCTGCCTGCCGCTACCGCGCTGGCTTTAACGACTCCAACCGGGCCAGCCGGCCCAAATTAAACCCCTGTGAGGTAACACAATGTCTCTCGTATTGATCGGCCTGTGCCACGGTTTCAACTCCAACACCCGAACCATGGGTACTAACACGTTCGTCGATAACCAAGTCTTGGTTGAGGTTGAACAGCTCAACCAGTACGGCATTGCCGAGGTGAAAACCATCGCGGTCAAGCTCTCGAAAAAGCACATGGAAACCGGCGTTAACAACGTCTGGAACCAGCTTAAGGGCAAGCAAGTATCTGTTCCTGTTTTCGTCGGTGCCTGGGCATCCAAGGCCGGTAATGCTGGCTTTGATTTGTGGCTTTCCGGTGATGGCAAACCGATGAATGTTCAGCTTGTAAAACCTGTCCAGGCAGCGAGCTAAGGGGCAGGGCAGATGATCATTCACGGCTTCGTTTCTTGCGACCTCTGCGGCACCCATATGGGCCAGCTCTGGAATCAACCCGCAGCCGCTCCCGATCTGCTGCCCGCTCCAGACTTTCGAATCTGCGATGACTGCATTGCTACTGCTCAAGCACCCCTAGCTTTTAACGCAGTTAAAAGAGAGGGGCAGGGGGTTTAAATGAATTTTCTAGGCTGTGATGGAATTTGGTTGCTTAACGCTGACGGTACAACTGTTTGCCAAGGCGACATGAAGACTTTCACAGTTCAGGAAATGCGGGACTTCTTAACGCCCGCAATGTCCACGGCGCAAAAGGTGCAAGTTACATCAGGCTTACTCGCGTTATTCGTGTTCGTCTTTGTACTTCGCAAACTTCGCGTTGTATCTCACTAGCACAAAGGAGTGCACTTTATGAAGCAACTTAAAAACCTGTTCGCCAACGCCAAGCGTGAAATCGTTATTGCCGGTGGTACTGCTCTCGCCGTAGTTGGCAACTCTGCTTTCGCTGCTGACGGCGATATCGACACGACCAAAGCAATGCTTTACATCGCTGGCGGTCTCGCTGCTGCAGCTGTCGTTGGTGGCGCTATGTTCGGTCTGGTTACCCTGATCGGCGCTTCCAAGAAAGCCCAGCGCGCCGGGACCTAATAGTCAACCACCAAGCCCGCGCCGGATATTCGGCCGGGCTTTTTTATTGCCTGGAGAAAGTACAAATGAGGAACTTCCAATGTTTATCAGCTCCGATGACCTTGCTTTTTTCTGCGTTATTATTGCGTTTATTATGCTGTGTTCGGGGCGTTAATTTTCTCCGCTTATTTTTTACACTTAGTTTATTAGGCTGGGGTCAATTTGCATTTGCCGTTGATTTCTACTGGATGCCCTATACCCATTCCAACCAAGTCCGACATGCTACCCCTGATGCTGCTTGTAAATATTGGCATCAGGTCTCTGGCTCTGGTTATACATATGTTCGCTCAGCCATTGAGCCTAGCGACCCTCGCCGTGCTCTTTGCTATTCCCGTCTTTCTTCTGGTTCTGAGTTTGCCTCTGTTAGTGCTGAGCGTTACGGTAATGGTTGCACTGAACCGTCAGTATTTAATCCGCTAACTGGTGGCTGCGAAGCCCCCGAGCCTGACAAGTGTGAGCCAACAATTGGCAAGCGCATTGGCCATTATCACAACTTCGGCACACTAGGCGCACAAGCTAACGAAGCCCCTATAACTGTTTGCGAAGGCTCCTGCCAATATTCAAATACTTTTGAAACCCCAAAATGTAATCGTAATTTTCCCGATAAGGCTTTTTGTTCGCTCACTTATCTAGGTAATGGTATTCAGTGCACTGAGGGCGATGCTTCAAACCCTAGCAATTTTGATCAGCCCCCAACCAAGCCGCCTGTTGACCAAAAACCCGAACGCTCGCATGAACAAAACTGCGATACCTGGGTTACTGGCGCAGATGGCATTGCACGGCGCAAGTGCACGTCAAGAGACGAATACAAAGACCCTGGCCAGCTTAAGTGCGAGAACACCAACGGCTATTTAAAGTGCGCCCCTGGGCCTAAACCGCCCGCATATACCGAAACCAAAACTGAAACAAACACTGAGAAAAAAGACAATCCAGACGGTTCAAGTAAAACCGAAACCACCACTAAGAAAGATGTCACCAATTGCCACGGCACCAAGCCCTGTAAAACCGACAGCACCGAAAAGAAAGAAACGGAAAATAAAAACCCTGACGGTTCCCCAGGTGATAAGACAACTACCTGCAAAGGTGACAAGTGCAACGCAGAAGAAGACCCCAAGCCCGGAGTTGACCCGGATGCAAAAGAGGAGGGTGAAGACGAAAAGTCTTCTGTTTCTGGTGGTGCCACGTGTGACTCTCCGCCAGTTTGCGAGGGCGATGCTATTCAGTGCGCAATACTTCGTCAGGAATTCACCCAGCGTTGCGCTGACGAAAAGTTCCGCGAAGTAACGCCAGAAAATACCAACGCACTAAAGAATGACCTCGATGCTGCATTCTCTGGCGACCAGTTCAAGCCAATAACTGCCACCGCTGAAAATACGTATTCCCTTGAAGGCATGCTTGATACATCAAGCCGCTTTTCCAGTTCTTGCCCGGTTATTCCAAGCGTTTCTTATAAGTGGGTTGATGGTTCAAGTCAGAGCTTTGACCCTAACTTTCCTGGCCTTTGTGAATACCTGCGTTGGATGGGCTTCTTGCTTGTCGCATTTGCAATGCGTGCCGCTGCTGAAATCATCGCTGGAGGGCTTAAATAATGCCTGCTCTTATCGGTTTGTTACTTAAAGCAATTGGTTGGTCACTTGTTCCCCTGGGCTGGTCTTTGCTTCGCGGCCTCGGCTTTACCGCTATTGCATACACTGGTGTTTCCCAGGTTATGGATTGGGCCAAGGACTATGTATTCAGCAACTTACTCAACGTCCCTGGTGAATGGGTTCAGGTTCTCGGCCTGCTTCAAATTGATGTGTGCATGAATATCTTTTTCTCGGCTTACATCGCCCGCGCTGTTCTGTGGGGCATGAACAGTTCCGGTTCTAAATCATCAATCCGCTGGGGCGGAAAATAAGGGGAGGGTGCACCATGCTTTTTCTACGTACCGGCCTACCTGGCGCAGGCAAAACGCTTAACACCATCAAGGAAATTGACGAAGAACACGCCGCGGATCCGGAGAACCCCGAGCTGCGTTTACACAAAGACCCTGAACACCCGGACGCGCCGCCCAGGACGATCTACTACAACGGTATTCCAGATCTAAAAACCGATCAGCTCAAAGCCCGTTGGGTCGAGTGGGAAACGCCAGAAAAGTGGTTTGAGCTGCCTGACGGTTGCGTGATCGTCATCGACGAAGCCCAAGGCACCTTCGGCACCGACATAGGCCGCGCCAGGGTTGAAAAAGTCACTCGTTTTGAAAAGCACCGTCACCACGGTTGGGACATTCACCTAATCACCCAGCACCCGTCATTGCTCGCGCCTGCCGTGCGTAAGCTGGTCGGCAAGCACCTGAACTTCATCCGGCCTTATGGCCGCACCAAGGGCGTTTTCCGGCATGAATACGAGATGTGCATTGATAGCCCTGAAAAGCGCGTCAATTTCAAAATGGCCCAGGAAAGCAAGATCACCTTCGACCCGCATTACTTCGGCCTGTACAAGTCAGCCACCGTTCACACCCACAAAAAAATCACGCCCAACTTCGTCAAGATGCTGCCCGTTTACCTTGCTGCGACTGTCCTGCCGTTGCTTCTCCTGGGCGGTGGTGCCTGGTGGTTTGTTTCCAGTGCCGAGGATGAAAAGGCCGCTCTACGCGCCAAGCTCGATCAGCCTGGTGAAACCCTATCGCCTGAAACCCAGCAGGCCGCATCTGTACGCCAGCGCTCCAGCAGTTCAGAGCCTGAGGAAACGGGTTTTCTTCAGTCTCGCTTGCCCCGTGTTGAAGACTTGCCGTTGTCTGCTCCCAGGTACGACGATGTTGCCAAGCCTCGGGATTTTCCCCGGCCTATTTGCGCAGCGACCTATGACGGCAGGTTGATTGATACAGCCAAAAAGCGTGGCCAGCAGATCGGCTATTACCGCGAAACCCTGGCCGCTTGCCAGTGCTACACGCAGCAGGTAACCAAGATGCAAACCACGTTCGAGTTCTGCATGGATGTGGTGACTAATGGTTATTTCGATGACACGCGACTTGTCCCGACGTATGCGACCGGTAACAGCTCCAGGGGAGTTACAACATCACCGTCAGCAACACCGGCTGCTGCGATAGACCGAGGGCGCGCAGCGTCATCGCAGCAGCCGGTCATTTCATCCGGCGCAAACCTGACGATTGTTAACTCTGGAAAACCCGGCCACCTCTGGTAGCGTCTATTTTGCGTTTTGAGCGGTTTTCTTCAAAAGCCACTGCGTGATACCAGATTGCGCAGAACGCAAAGCACAGCGCCAATCTACTGCCTTCCTGGCTAGAGGCTTCGTATAATGCTCAGGGCCTTATGTTTAGCGGCGTCCGGACAATCGCGCAGCTCCGGGCGTCGGTTAACATAGGGCCCATTATGCGAGGCCAGACCCACTAAAACCGTTGAACATAATAATTCACGTCCCCCCGTATCTAGTTGATCAAGCACGCCTCTACGCGCCGTCCAGGGATGCCACGGACGCTGTTTGTCACCTACTTTCTGATTACCCGCGACTTGTTGCTGATGTGCGCCAAATGCGTTCGCGTCTAGCTCAGCTCGATAGAGAATCCGCCGACCTCGATCAGCTGCTTGCCGACCTCCAGCACATTGCGCGCCGTGTCCTCGATCTCTAATCCATCACCTCACTGGTCCGCCTGGGGTAGCGCTCCGCGCGAGGGGGCGTGCCCCCTACCA